ATTTGCCAAGTTCCCATATATCATGAGGGAGATCGGTAGAACAATGGATCTGGATGTAGATAAGATTACAAACAATCCAGAAGAAGCAATGCGTCAGGCAGTACTAATGCAACAGATGCAACAACAGATGCAACCAGAAGGTCCACCAGCAGGAGCTAATCCAAATGATCCTACTGGAGGTGGAGGAGGTAATATAGGTGTAGGTACTGCTCCAGGACCAGGACAACAAGGCTTCCCAACAGGTGGTGGAGCTAATGCTGGACAACAACAACGTAGACCTGCACCACAACAAGGAGCCGCCAATGCACCGCAACCTCGCCCAGTCACTCCTCCCACTGGTCAACCAACAAGACTTCAATGAGCTATTTCAAAGCTACATAGACAGTAAGATTAATGATACAATTAGAGAGTTTGAGCAAGGAGAAAGTGAAGTGCAGATGTGGAAAGCTCAAGGTAAATTGCATATGTTAAGAAAGATAAGAGATATGCAAATTGAAGTTAAAGTAGCAGCAGATAGAAAGTACCCATAGCTATGAAAAACGATCCACCAGTAGGTTCAACACCATCAGAAGTAGCAGACGATATACCTGCAATGATCTCTGAGGGAGAATTTGTAATACCAGCAGATGTCGTAAGATATGTTGGGCTAGATAAGATACGAGCAATGATGCAAGAGGCTAAACATGGTCTAGCTTGTATGGAGGATGAAGGACTTATAGTAGACGTAGATGAGGAAGGTAGACCTCAAAAAGATCAGAAAGAAAAATCTGACGATAAAGTAGCAATAATAGAAACAGTACAAATAGAAAAGGTAGATCCCATGATGACTCAAATGGCAGAAGGTGGTATGACTGATAAAGACAGTCCAGTTAGTTCCCCTATACTTAATCCAGAGAATAAACCAGTAATGGCTGAAGGTGGTATGGTTATAGGACCAGACGGAAGTCTTAGAATGGCTATGCAAGAAGGTGGTATGCCTATGCAAATGGAAGGTATGATGATGGAAGAGATGCCATCTGAAGAACCTGAAATGGCTATGCCCCCTGAGTTAGCTGATGAAATGGCTCCAGAAGAAGTTGAACCAATGCCAGAAGCACCTATGATGAATGCTCCTGTAGCTCAAGAGTTTAATGGTGTACCTCATTTGATGGCTTACTTACAAGAAGATGAAATCAAAGCTCTACAGGAAGCAGGTAGAGGATTAGATGAGAACGGTGAGCAAATACTAAGTCCAGAAGGTATCCCAGTGTTTTATGATACTTCTGGTAGCCCAGACGATATGGGTGGTACAGATGCACCGTCAGGTGAGATGGGTGGTGGACCAGCAGGTCCAGGAATGGGAGCAGGAGTAGGTCAGGCAAGTTCTGGTACATCAAGTCCAGCAGGTGCAGACGTAGGAGATGCAGGAACTGACTCAGAAAATGAAGCTGATCCTCTTAAAAAAGAAATAACTAAAGAAATTAAAAAAGAACTAAGCCCAGAAAAAGATAAAACTTATGTAGCTGGTGTAGGGTTTATTGATAAGTATATTAAAGAACGTACTAGCAGACCTAACCCACTACAAGGTAAACCTGCCTATGCTGTAGCTACTGCTGCACAAGGTGGACTAATGAGAACTCCTATGTATCTTGATGAGGGTGGTTTTGTTCCAAATATAGATAAAGATGGAGAGATAAATGAAGCATCTCCTGATGAAGATCCAATTCCTAGTGTTGCCTCTACTCCATCAGCAAGTCCTGTTGCTTCAGAAGCTCCTGCTGAGTCAGAGGCTCCTGCTACTTCAAGTGTTCCTGAAGGTTTAATGCAACCTGATGGAGCTATTGTTAGTGACAGTGGTATAACCATGAGAGCAGGAGAACAAGAGTTAAGAAGTAATCTATTTAACTTAGGAGCTAATCAAGCAACTATGGATTATTTATCTCAAAACTTTGATGTAGCACAAAGCATACTAGGAGATGCAGGAGAAGATATAGAGGGTTCAGAAGTAGACGCTGCTGCCTTAAAACATTTTAATGAATTTGGTAAAAATGAAGACAGAATGGGTGATGGCTTATACTTAGCACAACAAAGATTACCTGATCTTGTAAACGAAGACGGTAATCCAAGTGTAATTGCAGGACCAGAAGGATATTATGATGCAGCTAAAATATTAGAAACACAACCTAATATTAGTGATGAATCATTAGATTATCTTACTAAAAATAAAGATGTATTTAGAAATGCAGAAGATAGAGTAAATAGTGAAGAAGGTACAACATATGATGACGTAGCTAAACAACATTATGAATTATATGGAAAAGCAGAAGGAGATAGAAGAGGCACAGAAGGTCTTGATTCTTTCTTTAGTAGACCTGATCTAGGAGAAGATACACTATCTACAATGCCTATACAGGATACTATGGTAGATACAGATGAAATAGGTAATGTAGCATATTCTTCTAGTACGTTTGATGAATCTGGTGATGTTCAAAATGCTGGAAAGGAAGGTCGAGGAGTTCCTAAAGGAGGTTATGATGCCTCTGCTGGAAGACCACAACCTGACCCTGATTTAGGACTTAAAAATTCTTTACAAAGTAGACCAGAAGGAGGTACAGGATTTTTTACTAGGCAAACTTTACGAGACTACAAAGATCAACTAAGTAAAGCAAATATGGGCAATCTAGATCCTATAGATTTTGATAGCCAATTTGTTCATAAGGGAGGTAATACTTATGACTTTAAACCAGGAGCTACTCTTGCAGGATATCTAGGAGGTTTCCGTGATGCACAAGGAAATCAAGTTAGTATAGATAAAGCTGTATATCAAAAAGGAGCTAGAAAAGGTCAACCACTAAGTCAAGCAGATGTAATAAGAGTAGGACGAAATAGGCTCAGTAGTATAGATGAGTCTGGTGCATAATAAATTAATACTATTTTTGTATGGCTACCTGTTACCCTCTATAATACTGTAGAGCCACTAATAGCCCCAATAAGGAGAGTAAAATGTCAGACATGACTGTAGAACCAACACGAGTAACTACGATGAAGTATCGTAAAAATACAATAGAAGACGATGAAAAAGAAATAGAACAACTAGAAAAACAACGAGCAGGATCAGAAGAAGAGGTAGAAGCTGAACCTGAACATCCAGAAGAACGTACTTTTAAAAAGCGTTATGGAGATCTTAGAAGACATCTGCAAAAGAAAGACGATGAACATAGAAAAGAATTAATGGCTGTTAGGCAACAAATATCTAGTTTGACTAAAAGTCAGGTAAGACTTCCTAAAACAGATGAAGAAATAGATAACTGGGCTAAAAAATATCCTGACGTAGCTAAAGTAGTAGAAACTATTGCTACTAAAAAAGCTAGGGAAAGTACTAAGGATATTGAACAGAAGTTATCCTATATCACAGAAAAAGAAAATAGAGTTAATAGACAGGTTGCTGAAAATACTTTAAGTAAGTTACACCCTGACTATGACGATCTTAGGTCTAGTACAGAGTTTCATGAGTGGGCTGAGAAACAACCTAAGATGATACAACAAGCTCTGTATGAAAATGAAGATGATCCTGAAGCTGCTGCCAAAGCGATCACATTATATAAATTAGAAACTGCTAACGATAGAGGTGAATCTAACCCTAAAGAAGCAGCTAGAACAGTTAATACTCGTAGGAGAACATCAGAACCTACTGGTAATAATAAAACAAAGTGGTCTGAATCTAAAGTAAGAAAACTTTCTGGACAACAGTGGGAGAAATTCTCAGATGAAATACAGGAAGCTATATCTTCAGGAAACTTTGATTATGACGAAAGTGGTGCTGCTAGGTAATTTTTTACTTGACAAGTATTTTTCAATATGATATAATACGTCATCACTTAATAGAGTTTATTTACCCCTTTTATTAGGACAACTAAATAAACTCTCACTACCCATAAGTAAAAGGTACACCATTTTGCATTGGCCCCTTATGGATACCCAAGAATAAATGCCCCTGAACTTATTTATAGCCAACATAGGAGATAATTAATGGCTTTTAAGACAGCTGCTGGTTATGGAAACCTGTCGAATGGCAACTTCTCACCTGTAATTTACAGTAAGAAGGTTCAGTCGGCATTCCGTAAGACTAGCATATGCGAGGACATCACCAACAGTGATTACTTTGGTGAAATCGCAAATTTCGGTGATACAGTGCGTATCATCAAAGAACCAGAAATCACAGTCAAAGAGTATGCTCGTGGAACTCAAGTAACTCCACAAGATCTTGAAGACGATGATTTCTCACTAGTTATCGACAAAGCTAACTACTTTGCTTTTAAAATCGATGACATTGAAGAAGCTCACTCTCATGTGAACTTTGAGTCAATGGCAACTGATCGAGCAGGATATCGCTTGAAAGATCAGTTCGACATGGAAGTATTAGGTTACTTGACAGGTTTCAAACAAGCTACAATTAGTACTGTTGCTGGAACTGCTAGAGTAGCTGCTGATAAATCAGGTACTGATCCTATTGCAGGAGCAGCAGCCAACGGTTTGTTAGCTTCTATGTTAATTGCTCGTGACAGCTTTGTTTCTGGTGGTGCTGCTACCGACTCAATAGCTCTACATCCAGACGGATCTACTGGTGAAGCAACTCCTTTGGAAGTGCTAAACCGTATGGCTCGTTTACTCGATCAGCAAAATGTTGACCGTGATGGACGTTGGGTTGTTGTCGATCCAGTATTCGCTGAACAGCTTAATGACGAAAACTCTAAACTATTGAACAATGACTTTGCTTCAGGTGATAAAGACATTCTTCGTAATGGTCGTATCATTTCTGGCATGGTTCGTGGTTTCAGAGTTTATATGTCAAACAACCTTCCTTCAGTAGGAACAGGTCCAGCTACCATTGATACTAATGGTTCAAGCGCACATTATGGTGCTATTGTTGCTGGTCATGACTCTGCTGTTGCAACTGCTTCGCAGATTGAAAAGGTTGAATCTTATCGTGACAATGACAGCTTTGCTGACATCGTTCGTGGTATGCATCTGTATGGTCGCAAAGTTCTTCGTCCTGAAGCACTTGTTCGCGCTCACTACAACATAGCAGGTTAAGGAGAATAGATCATGGCTACTTATGATATGACAAGCTCCTCTACTACAGGTGTAGGAGCAGATAGCGTTGCGCTTCTTCCAGGTCAAAACACCCATCATTTCATGTACAATGTCGAGGCTTATCTTGATATTGATGACATGGTTGCAAAAGGATATTCTGGTGCAAACGGTGATGTCTTTCAACTTCTAGAAATACCAGCAGGAGTACTTATACTTAACGCTGGTGCAGAAGTTATGAAAGCATTCACTTCAAGTTGCACTCTAGATATGGACTTTGCAGGTGGTGATGACATGATTGATGGTGCTGATATTACCTCTGCTGGTTTTTGTGCAGCAGGTACTAACGGTCAGACTAACACAGTTGTTGGTTCTGGTGCTTCAACTTACACTCAATTTACGTCTGCTACAGACACGATTGATTGTACGATTGCTGGAGCAGCACCTGCTACAGGTAGGTTGCGTGTATATGCTACACTCATTGATTGCAATGAAGCTGGAGCAGAAGCAACTTCCGCTGCGAGGGATGCGTTAGCATAAAGTATTGTGGGGTAGTTTCTTTAGTTAGGGCTACCCCCTTCTTTAATTTGGGCGAGATATGGCTACAACATTTTTAACATTAGTTAATGATACATTAAGACGTTTGAATGAAGTTGAGTTAAGTGCAACTGATTTTCCAAATGCTTCTGGTTTTCGCGCTCAAGTTAAAGATGCAGTAAATGCTTCCTTACAAGAAATATCCCAAAAAGAATTTGAGTTTCCTTTTAATTTTAATTCTGCTTCTCTAACTTTAGTTGCAGGTACAGCAGAGTATAGTCTTGCTACTGATTTTAAAATAGCAGATTGGGATAGTTTTCGTATTGCTAAAGACGATAGTCTTAATGCTGATGCTAAAATACTAAAATTAATAAACTATGATACATTTCTAAGTAGATTTTATCAAAGAGATGGTAATGCAACATCAGAAGAATATACAACACCTGTGTATGTATATAGAACCTTATCTAATAAAGCTGGATTTACTCCCATACCTGATGTAGCATATACGGTAAATTATAACTACTTTGCTTACTCCTCTGATTTATCTAGTGCTACAGATACTATGACTGTTCCTGATCAGTTTAAACACGTTGTTATAGACGGTGCATTATATCACACTTATATGTTCAGAGATAACTCACAACAGGCAGCTATAACCAAACAGAAGTTTGAAGAAGGTATAGATCGTATGCGTACATTATTAATTAACAGATTTACTGATGTAAGAGATACGAGAGTAGGGAGACTTCTTGCGGTTCCACACGGTAATCTATAATGGCTGATGCGTTAAAAGACGTAACGGTATTATCTCGTGGTGGTTTATTTACAAACGAGGATGCTTTAGCTCTTGCTGGGTCTAATCCAGGAGCAGCAGTTCGTATGTTAAATATGGAAATATCACAGTTTGGTGGTTATAGAAGAATTAGTGGATATGCAGACTATGACTCAACCTATGGTACTGTTGCTGGTTCAGGTAATGTAATAGGCTTATGGATACTAGACGGTACACCTTATGCAGTCAGAAGAAATTTAAAAGACAATACAGGGTCACTAGGTTCTAATCCTTTTGTGGTTACTAGTGGTAGTCCTACAATAACTGTAACACATAGTAGTCATGGCTTATCTGTAGGAGACAGAATAACATATGCAGGATCGTCTGCTGTTGGAGGTATAACACCAAACTCAGTAGAAATGGTTATTGCTTCTGTAGTTAATGCCAATAGTTATACAGTTAATTTTACCTCTAATGCTAGTTCTGGTGCTACTGGTGGAGGTAGCTCGGTAACATTTACAGCAAACAACGGAACTCAGACACTAGGATCTAATCCTTTTAGCGTATCCAATACAAGTGCTACTATAACAGTTGCACATACTTCACATGGATTAGTTGTAGGAAACTATGTAACTTTTTCTGGAAGTGATGCAATAGGTGGTATTACTCCTAACTCTGTAGAGATGCAAGTTGTTACAGTTCCTGATGCAAATAGTTATACCGTTACCTTTACATCCGCTGCTACTTCTACAGTTAGTGGTGGAGGTGGGTCTTCAGTAACAGCAAACTATAGTAAGTTCTACAGTGTATGGAAATATACATCTACAGGATGGACAACAGTAGTATCAAACCTATCATCTGTCAATGTAGATAA